GTACTACTACCATTACAGGTGGTTCAGATACAAACATCCTCTACAACAACCTTGGCGTACTTGGTGAATACACCGTAACTGGTACGGGAACCGTGGTAGTTCTTAAAAACTCCCCATCACTAAGTGCTCCTGACATTGGTGTAGCTTCAGGAACAAGTCTTACTGCTACAGGAGTACTATCATCAGGAACAAACGGAGGTACTGGTGGGCAGTTGAAACTCAACGGTGCAACTAGTGGGGAGGTTATCCTTAAAGTCGCTGCGGCCGCGGGTACAGGTACAGTATTCCAACTTCCTGCTAACAACGGTACCAATACCTATGTGTTGCAAACTGATGGTGCGGGTGTTACCTCATGGGTGGCCCCATCGGGCGGAGGAGTAAGCTCAGTGTCAGGTACAGCAAACCGCATAACCTCAACAGGTGGAGCGACACCTGTAATTGATATCGCGTCTACTTACGTTGGTCAAAACTCCATCACGACACTCGGTACGATCACCACAGGTGTATGGAACGGCACCGCTATTGCGAATGCAAACCTTGCAAACTCATCACTTACCATCGGTTCTACGAACATTTCTCTTGGGGCGACTTCTACGACTCTTGCAGGTCTTAGCTCCGTTACCTCTACAACCTTTGTGGGAGCACTCACTGGTAATGCATCTACGGCTACTGCATTAGATACTCCACGAACTATCGGAACGATTACTGGCGACGCAACAAGTGCTGGTAGCTCATTTGATGGGTCTGCAAACAATACAAACGCGCTGACACTCGCGACCGTTAACTCAAACGTAGGTACGTTTACAAACGCTACGATTACCGTTAACGCTAAAGGTTTGATTACTGCGGCGTCTACAGGTTCAGGAGGTTCAGGGATTACGATCGGTACTACTACCATCACCTCGGGAACGAACACACGAATTTTATACAACAACTCTGGTGTGGTGGGTGAATATACACTCCAAGGTACAGGAACTGCAGTTGTCATGGCGACAAGCCCTACCATCACCACTCCGACGATTGCGAAACTCGCAAACCTTACGACGAATGGCTTTGTCAAAACATCTGGTGGAGACGGGACCCTTTCAGTTGATACAGGGACCTATCTATCTGACCAATTCGCTGCTCGAAGCATGTATGCCAACGGCACTAACGCCACCGCTACTGCTGTGGCCAAGACATGGCGTGACGACGGATTGACTGCACAGACACTCCCTACACCAACCTTTACTGCAGGTACAGCCCCTTCAAGCAACATTTCAAATCAGTACACATGGACACAGGTAGGTAAATTAGTCACGATGAACTTCTACATGAACTACACCACTCCAGGTGCAACCGTTGCTGCTGCGAGATTCGCACTTCCTTCAGATATGCCAGCTCCGCTTACGATCGCATCGGTTGGAGCATCAGCAAACGAGTTCCTCTATATGGGATGTGGATACATCGGTACACAGAAAACAACTGATCCAAGCGTCATGGGCCGTGTGTCATTGATGATAAACGCAGCAAACAATGGCTACGACATTAAAATACAAAGTACCTCAGTGGCAGCTCGTGTCTTGTGGGGAACCATTCAATACTTTGCCGCATAATAATAACCTTGTATAATAATTTTATGTCAATACAGACAACAATCAAAAAGAAACTTCCAATCTCGAAACAGATTGTTCTGTCTCGTATGAGTAAGGAAAAACCTAAGCCGAAAATGAATCAACCAAAGACGCTCGGCAGTCGCTTTACATAACATGCCGAAAGATTCCCCGTACAGTAATAGAGAGCTAGAACACTTTTTTGGAGACCTCAATAAGCGGTTAGACAAACAAGACACTATTCTCTGTCGTATTGAGGAGCAAACTACACGCCATAACGGGAGAATGGCAAAAATAGAAGATAAGATCGCTGACTACGATGATGTGAAAAAGGTCGTTCTCTCCCATGAGAACTATAAATGGTGGGCATTGGGGATATTCGCTGCCTTGGGAGTGTTCGGGTGGCTTGCACTTCGCCAGATTGTCCACCAAGAAATAACTACCCTTATCGATAAGGGGGTACAAGATCATCTCAAATAACATGAAAATACTTGCACTCATACAACCTGATGTACGCATCGATATAAAGGACAACTACAATGAAGCCCTTAAGTACATGGTTGACCATGGCGCACCGTTTAACCTTGAATATAAGACAGTAGACGTCCGTATAAAGGACATGGGTACCTATACATCTACTATAAAGGACTTTGATTTTGCCTTTTTGAACTACGCACCTAATCTCGAGAAACGCCACGACTGCTATACAAATCCCGTCAGAGCTGGACTCGTCGCGGGGATTATTCCTTGTGGCATTGAAGAAGATACAGACAAAGGAAGATGGCTCTCTAAGGCTATTGCCCATGAACTCATGCACGGCCTTGCATGGACACTTGAAACGAAGTTTGGTATCAAAACCCAGATCAATCAGATCATGGATACTTATTATAAGAATGACGACTGGAACCACCCAGATGGGAACTTTGCACAGTGTTGGAAGATACTCACGCCATACATGAAACTATTATGGCCTAACTACAACCCTGTCAAACTCGACGCAACTACCATTAGCTCAAGTGGTGTGGAGTTTATCTCAACCTTTGAAGGTCTCCGCCTCTCGCCCTATACCGATAGCGCAGGAAAGTGGACGATCGGGTATGGCTCTATTTATGACCTTAGTGGCAAGCGAGTGACTGCTAAAACACCCCCTATAACGCTCCAGAATGCCCTACAACTGCTTCAAAAGTCTATCTTAGGGGTTTGTACCTTTATGAACAAAAACATCAAGGTACCGCTCACTCAGAACCAGTATGATGCGATCTGTTCATTGACCTATAATATTGGGGTGGGAAACTTCCAGAAATCTAATTTACTCAAAAACCTCAACGCAAAGAAACCTGTTAGTGCGGACAACTTTACTTCATGGAATAAGGCGGGAGGAAAGGTTATTAAAGGGTTAGTTCGACGACGAGCTGACGAATGGAAGTTATTTAATCTATGATCAGAATACCGAGAACAGCAGATTTTTACGAAACCGAGGAGGATAGAATCCGACGAAAGCAATCTGTCTGCGCGCACCTCCACTTCATCACTCGATGCTCCCACTGCAATGCTATTCTCGATAGTGACAAACTCCACGAAACATGTGCTTCTGAAGAAATTGTTATTTCCACCTAAAACTTCAGATTATGAAACTAAACACGATTCAGAAATGGAACCTTGTGTTTTTAGTCTTTATTGTTGCATACATTGCATGGGTACTCAGTAGCTATAGCAATATGCAATAAAGAACTCCCGTCATTGCCTTGACGGGAGCTTTTTTGATTATTGAGGTTAGCAATAGATATTGAATACCTCCTCTTTTTTGGTTTATTTTATTATCACATGCATATGTGGAAAAGTCCATTGACGGGATATCTAACGGTGCTACCATTTAGATATGAACATCAAAACATTACTTGGCTCTTCACGCTTTCAACAATTAACAATAATCGCCGCATTACAAGCACTCGTACTTTTCAATATCATCTCCTCAGAACAGGGGACAGGATTGATTAACATCATCTCAGGACTCTTTGGAGCAAGTGTTGTTATCGGAACCGTTGATCGTCGCTCTGACGCATTGGTTGGAAAATCAAAGCAAGCAGTCAACAAGAAGAAATAGTCCGTGGGGTACTTTACCCCATACCATGTCTACCTTACTCAAAATAGTGTTTTTAGCACTCGGACTATTGCTTGCAATAACTTCGATAGCAGATGCACTTCCATATACTCAACCATTTACTCCCCGTCCACCAACGGTAGAGCAGATTATTGTGAAACAGGCGATTGTCTATGCAACTCCTGCAGAACCACTCCTACGAGTAGCGATGTGCGAGTCTACAATGAATCCTAAGGCACTTAATCCTAAAGATGTGGATGGTCTCCCTGCATATGGATTATTTCAATTCAAAAAAACTACATTCATTGGGTATGCTCAAAAAGCTGGCTTAGAAAATCCCGATATTTGGAATGTCGAGCATCAAGCGCAAGTAGCCGCCTATATGTTTGCTCATGGAGAAAAACGCCAGTGGGGTTGCCGTTGACGATAGACGTGTCATAATAGAATATCTCTCGGGTGAGATGAGGACATTTGAGAGCCTGTTCATTTGGTACTGACTAAAAAATCCACTTCATATTTCATATTCTAGCCTCCGATATAAAACCCAGCGACCACAATAGACTATTGCGCTCGGGTTTTTTTCGTTATAAGATATGACCAGTGTTATCATAGACACTAAACCTAATAAACGTAGAGGCCCCAGTTTTTCATGTTCTTGGGGCTTTTACGTTGACATCTATATCGTACTTGTTATACTGAACATCCAACCCCAGCAATGGGAGAGGAAACATTAGAGCTGGCCTTTCGGGGCTAGCTCTTTTGTTGTTCTGACTTATCCACACTTGCTTTCAATAAATACACGATATACTTAGTTGTGTATGTACATAGTTGCCAAAAGTGCGGAGTTGAATACTACAGACCTACTCGATCTAGACGTGTGTTTGTCTGTTCTAAATGTATCTGGCTCTCTGAACGACTATCAAACGCAAAGCGAACTGCCCGTAAAAAAGCAGAATACGAGAAAAGACTTGCTCAACGAACTCTATCAACAGTATCTGAAAGCATGTAATAAAGAGTATTATTGGAAAAACAAAAAGCGTTGCTATGCATATCTCCGACTACATCATCCTGAAACACTTAAAAACAAGGAATCCTATACAAACGGCAAGGAACTGTTCAGAAAAGCAAAGCTCCCAGAACATCAAAAATACCTCACCCCATACGCAGAGGATAGCTATCAGTGGTACAAGCGGTTCAATAAAAGCAAACAAGTAGACATACGAGAAATGATTAGTAACGCCCGATCAATAGGTCACCGAAAAGGAAATGTCATAGCATATATATTGTCTGCAGGAAAACTACCTGTGGATAAAGTACTTGTTGACATTCCAATAGGGGTGCTATAATGTAAATACCCTTGCACATGAAGAGACTCTCATCAAACTTCGCAAGGGTTTTGGTGGAAGTCTCTTTGTGTTTCGGGTAACAAATTGATATAGAGAAGTCGCTTTACTTTGGTTACGACTTGAAAAATACAAACCGAAAAAGTTATTTATAATCGCGCGTTCTTGTATACTGGCGGGTTGCGTTTTACCCTTTCGTCCGCCAGCCTGATGAGCGCGGGATTTTAAAATAACAAATGACTTGGAAAGTTAAACCTATCGTTCACCCTAACGATTATAGGAAAAGGAGTAATGACTGTAATTAGTAAGTCTCCACTTGGTCGAGTATCACTCTTATCATCACATCGTCGTCAGTGCCTTTCAGGTAAAAAGGGTAGGGGTATAGCTGAACTAATTATTACACAACACATTATCAAATAATATAGAATAGGATATGAATGAATATAGGTTATGTATCTGCTGTAATGGAAAAGGAAAAGTTATGGTTAAAAAGCCAGTAAATCAGATTACTTTCGACCAGAAAGGTAAGATTCTGGCACTGTATAAAAAAGGATTTGGTATAAGAGAGATACAACGGAAACTAAATATCAAGCACCCTGGTTCAGTGAGTTACTATATTAAAAGCGCTAATAGGAGAGTATACAAAAAATGAAAGCAGAAAGAATAGTTACCTTGTACATGCTAGCTTTGGAGAATGAAAAACTATCGGAAAAAGCATGGAAGAAAATAGCAAGAATTAGTACATGTAATTAAAGCCCTTGATGCCGAGCTTAAGTGGTGTGATAGAAATTTCGATAAAGATATTCACGAAATAACTAATGAATATAAAAATGGATTTATGATGGGTATACGACAGGCTATGCGTATTATTGATCAAATAGAGGATTAGCTCACCTCATAGAACATACAGGAAGTTATCCCCAACTGATTGTGTTAAACTGTTGCAATAATCACGACAGTACGCTATAGTATATATAAGGTTCATTGCAGGGGGAATCTACGACATTTGAGATACAGCTAATCATGGGATAATGTCTCACGCCGAGCTTAAGCTAGTCTGTAACTCGTTTCCCCTCCAGTGAATCTTGATTATTAACAATTTGTGAGTCTCTAGCTGGCGATACGGAGAAAGTGTGCACACACCGTATGTTCGTTACGAAAGTAACCGTTAGCTAAGGGCTCATAAATAACCAATACAAAAACATGTCAAAATCAAATCAAGCATCACAAGATACAGAACAAGAACGTATTGAAGGAGAGGAGCAGTTTATGAATGAACCAATCATTACAGGAAGTACTCCATACATCCGCACAACTGTTCACGAGATGACCAATGAAGAAATAGACGAGTTACTCTAATGGATAATCAAAAAATGTGGGAACTATTCAGACCAGTACTCCTCGACTATCTGAAAAACAAAAAGCAGGAAATGGAACGAGATGGACTTATTCCAACACTTGAACTCTTAATAGAAGACTTAGAAAACAAATAATATGGATAAAATACTTCGCATACAATCAGAAATAGGAGCACTCTCAAAGACAGAGGAAAACCCTTTCTTTAAGTCAAAGTACTTCGACATCAACAGCTTGATTGCTCAATTACAACCTTTACTTGAGAAATATGGAATTACTGTCATTCAACCATTGGGGACTGTAGATAATAAGGCTGCTCTAGCGACTATTGTCATGGACGGTGAAAAAGAAATTTGTCACAGTGTTGTTCCACTACCAGACCTCCAAGACCCTCAGAAAATGGGAAGTGCTATCACCTACTACCGTCGATACGCTCTACAATCGCTTTTCCTGCTCCAATCAGAGGATGACGATGCAAACCACGCAAGTACTAAGAAAATGCCTATAAAAGCCTCACAGAGCGATATAGAGCCATTTAAGACAGATACAAATGGCAAAATTACTAACGAAGACGTATTCTAACTATGAAAATCTATAAAAATATCTCAGTATTCAAAAAAGACAACGTAGAGGGTAATAAACCTACACACGATGTAGTAGCAAGTGAAGCAAACTTTGAAAACAAAGTAACTGTAGCTTCTTTATGGACAAAAGACGGCTCTAAGGGTAAATTCTTGTCAGGATCAATGAAAAACGAATATAAGTCTGAAAAAGGTACATATCCTGCATACGTCATCGTGCAAGAAGATGAACTCAACGCTCTTATTGCAAAAGCAGGAGCATACGAACCTAAAACAGACTTGGAGAAGATCAACAACGAAACCAATATAAAGTTATTTGGCAAGGAAATGACCGCAGAAGATCACGAAGCAATGAGTAATATGGTTTTCTAGTATGAAGACACCTCATCAGATGGCAGATGAACGCATCGTCCTAGCTGAAGAATACTCAAGATATAGTGGAGACTTTGCAAAACTCGTAAAGTTTCAAGCAGATTACTTCCATGTGGAGCGTGATAATCATAAGAGCGATAACGCCTGTCAGAAAGCGTTTGATAGAACCCCAAAGGGTGTGCAAATGACTATACTCAAGATGAAACTCAAGAGTATTGAAAAGACCATGAGTGCGTTGAATACAGCTTTACGATTAGCAGAGAATGAGGCTAAGAATCTTTATTAGTATGAAACGAGAAGAAACATGTGAATCAATACTCCTGCAATATCTCAAAGAAAATGTGGGATGGATTAAAAAAGTTCAGCTATATGTGGTAGCGGAGGATTACTCACCCGAGACAGTTGGGCGGGCCCTTAGAATCTTGACGGAGGAGGGAAAGATTTTTGTAGATTACTACAAAGGTCGATTCAAACAAGACCTCGCTATGTATTCTGCAAAACCTAAAGAACCAGTAAAGAAAGTAACCTATGAGATCATCGAACGAGATGGAAAGCGTGTAGCTGTACCAGTTTATAAATAACCATGACAACTAACACCTCACGAGGAAACTACTACAAACGAAAAACTAGAGAATATCTTAAGAAATTAGGTTTTACCGTGCAGTTAACTGAGTTTGTATCGAGTAGACCTATTGGGGGAGGTAGAATGATCTGGACTAAAAAAGACGTATTTGGAGCAGATGGCATAGCAATGAACGGGGAAGATATAATCTTTTGGAACGCCAAAGCAACTACACCCAATCGAATACAAGGCGTGAATAAGCACAAATCAGAAGGCAAGCTAGAATTTGCAAAATATCCATTCCCTAAATGTGTAAAACTTCACCTATATATCTGGGAACCTCGTAAACAACCAATAATCATCGACTGTAATGCGTAAAATATCACCAAAAGTACGAGAAGGGTTACTAATGGAACCAGATGTATGCGCTCGAAAAAGTGAAGGAGGTTGTGCAGGGCGTATAACATGGGAACATACTCTTACATTTGGAAATAAACAAATAGATGAAGTTTGGGCGATTATAAAACTATGTGCTCGCCACCACTCTGTAGATGAATGGCAGGACTGCGGACTACTGGACAAGAAAAAGAATGTAAAAATAGCACTCAATAGGGCAACAGATGCAGAACTAATGAAATACAGTAAAGCGATCAATTATTTAGAATTAAGAAAGAGATTAAACAATGACTCAATGTCCACATTGCAATAAAGAAATAAACCTCGGATCACTCGTCGTAAAGAACCGATGGAAAGGAACCACTAAAGAAGAACGAAGCGAAGCTATGCGTAAGCTCGCTACGGGGAATGAGAACTGGAAGAAACGAGTTATCCACAGCAAGTAGTTGCATACCACGAACAGTACGCTATACTAAAAGGGTAAGGAAATAACCCCCTTACCACAAATATGAAAATCAATTATTATCGTAATAACGAAGGAAAATTCAAAAAGAAATCAAAATGGAAGGTACTCCGTAACTGGGTAATACTTATTGTTATCGTATGGTTTGGAGTAAACGTCGCACCAGATATATCTAAATCGCTCAAAACGACCCCTGAGAGCGTAGTAATTGTAAAAGATGAGATAACACCAGAACAGCGTGAAATGCTCAAAAAACAGGCATATCTTGCAGAGCGTGAAGTTATCGCAACTAATAAGAAAAACAAACTCGACGCTGAATATAAGGCAGAGAGTGCAAAACTTGAAGCTGAACTGGAAGCTATCCGATCTGAAAAACTGTCTTTCAAGTAACCCCTCGCGCTCTTGCAATCGTTGAAGCTATCGCCAATATCGAAACAGGTGGCAAGGATTGTGAAAGTATACGGGGGGCATCAAAAGAGATAGGGTGTCATCAGTTCAAACCAGATACCTATAAGCAATACGCTAAAGAAGTGATAGGGTATGTACCTCCAATGACTGAAATAAACTCAAAATATGTTGCTGTTATGAAAGTGCAAGAATGGCTCAATGAAGGACGAGGTGAAAAGCAAATATTCCTTTCATGGAACGCTGGAGAACAAGCAAAGAAATGTGGCAAGGGTACAAACAAATATGGAGTCAAATATGACAGTTGCTCCTACATTACTAAAGCATTAACAGCATATGCAGAACAATAACATGAAAGAATATCTCGGAGGAATTATTATCGCATTTATTATTATAGTCATTAGTGTTCACTATTGGATACAAACAGATAAGATGATGCAATTATCAGAACAAATAGTGAAGTAAAGATGAAATACAAAATATCGCCAATAACAAAACAATACTATAAGGATAATTCGGATTTTCAGAAGTTTCTGTTTTTCAAAATAATCTATCCAATAGTAAATCTAATAGGATTGGGGCGAAAGTTTAATTTGTTTCGTCATAAACACGGTCTATACGCAGAGATGTCAAATGGTTTATGTCAGTGGTGTGGAGAAGACCACAGAAAAGTGCCGTTATCTGTTTATAAAGAAAAGAAAATTGAAGATTATTTACGAAACCAAACCACACCACAGGGCTAATCCTGTAGTGAGAGAAATATGACAAATACACAATCACACGCAAAAAGAGAATTAGATATATTGGTAAAAACTACACCAGATGCAATTATTAGAGATTTTATTCCTGAAATATTGGCATTATGTGAGGCATTTGGAAAATCTGGGCAAAGTGGTGGGGCAGCACCATATACCGCAGGAGCACTATCACAAGCAATCAAAAAACTATGCCTACACCAACCAATCTGCCCTATCACTGGAATAGATGAAGAATGGAATGATATTGGAGCTTCGCTTAACAGAAGTGAACCAACTGATGAGTACCAAAACAATAGATGTTCAAATATTTTTAAGAAAGGAAAAAATGGTAGAGCTTATTTCTTAGATGCAATCGTATGGCAGGGAGAAGATGACTATGACACTTTCACTGGGTCAATAAATGGCATTTCAAGTAGGCAATACATTAAAAGTTTTCCATTTGAACCAAGGACATTCTATGTAAATGTGGTTCGAGACTTTAATGTTGAGGGACTAGAAGAAAAAAATATTATTGAAACAAGACTAGGGAGATACACCTACAATATAAAAGATATGTCTCAACTCGATGAAGTATTTGAGTATTACGATAAGTTTGAGTTTGAAAAAGTAAATTAACAACTAAAGAGATATGGTGGGGAAAAACTAGCTCCAATGGATAGAAGCAGGCGGTAAGGGTTCATCACAACTCGTCGCGCGACAGAGAAATTAAAACTGTATAACCTGCGATTCGTCACGCTATAGGAGCTAGGCTTTCTTCATCATCTCTCACATAACAAGGTGGTATGCCTCTCGATACGGTGGCGGAATAGGTAAACGCAAATCAAACTAGGCGATTGTAGATAGAGCCGTACTAGAACGCCTCAGACTACATGCAAGGTGACTATACGATTTTATGGCTGGCACAGATACGAAAGTACGACTGGCTGGTTTATGCTAATATCGTCAAATCCTTGCCCGTATCGAAAGGTATATCACCACAAACAACTATGAAAACCAAACTATTCAAATTACTGTTTCCAAAACAGTACAGAGCACTCAAAGAGGCATTAAACTTATCAAGTAGATATTATCTTGATAGTCCAATTAGAGAAAAGAGAGAGGTCGGAGAAGATATATACATGAGAGTAACAGGAATACTTATTAAGTAACTCACCACAAACAAACATTATGACTGAAGAAATAAACAAAAATTATATAGTATGGACTTATATACCTTACGAGGGTTGGAATCCTATGGGGTATGAAACACTAGAAGAAGCGGTTAGAGCAAACATGAATAATAAAGAAGATTTTATCATTACAAAAGGTAAGATAAATTACGACACAGAAATCTCGTACCATTTCTCCTATCTCCTCAAGTGAAGTACGGAGACGTATTGAAGACCTCATACAACGCACAAGAGAAGTGTTGATTGAGAAAATCAAAGAGCAAATGCCAAACAAACTTCACGAATATGGCAAATTCTTGATTGAAAACCCACATGCTGAACCTCTCATTAGACGAGCAGAAAAAATACAATCACAGAGGATTTTATTTCATCCCTCTCCCTCTCACATTTATCAGATACCATAACTAAAGAATAACTATGGAAACAATCATCAAAAAAGCAATAGAGGGAGGGTATAAACTCGTAGATTCCGATGGGTACACTATGAGTTTAGAAGAAATTGAAATTACTGAGAATAAAGATATAGTTCTCGACCCGCTCTTCTTTCAAGCTCTTGGTAAGTCATGTGAATGGGGGAGTGTTGCTGTCTGCAACAACTGCACGACAGGAAATACAGAAAGCTCGGTGAGATTGACTGGGGTGTGTATGAAATGTGGATGTCCTCTATCTGGGCTTCTTTTACAAGAAGATAGCTGGGTTTTCTATGGACTTATGTTTCATAGAATCAACTTCACCGAAGGATGGGATAAAGCAATTCAATATTTATCAGATTTAATTAAATAACTATGGAAACACCACTTGAAAAGAAGATAGAGGAACTTATAAATTCTACAAACCATGTTTGGCATCTTAAGGGAACCAAAGAAAAGGTTATGCAAGAACTTGCCTCATGGTGCATTGAACAAGTAAAAATGGATGGTATTGAAGCAAAAATGACTCCTTTCCAAGAAACTGTAACCACTTATATTAAAAATAAGGCTACCTCAGCAGGTATCAAAGAATAGGTATGAAGATATATGATGAGAACAGTTGGGTTTATATCGTATGGTTCATAATGCTATTTATAGTAATACTATCAGTAACTAATAAATAACATGACTACACTACAAAACAACATAGAGAAAGCATTGGATCGGTTTGACAAAAAATTTGAAGCGGGAACTTTAGTATCAACTGCTAGAATAGCAATAAAATATTTCCTTGAACAAGAACTCACCTCCATCTACACCCTCGGACAAGAGGAGGCACGGAAGGAGATGTAGAGTAAGGTCATGGAAATCTACAGTAAAAAATACTCTCACATCACAAGGGAGTATCGAGATACCGACCAGTTCCGTGATGAAATCTTAAAAGCCCTCTCTAACAACACACTACAATGAATAAAGAAAAGTTGCACTTTATCGAGGAACTAATATGGAGACGAGAACCATCTTATAAGATTATTTGGTATATAGAGAACTACTTATGAATAACACATACGACTGGGAAAAGATAAAGAAATCATACTCACAATCAGGATTATTTGATCTCGCATCAGATTTTGAAAAAGAAATTGACAAAGATGTAGAAATTATGCTCTCCCAAGTTATAGAGTCTACTAGAAAAGAGGTACTGCGAGATATATTAGCTCTTGAAAATCAGTTTGACATAGGTGACGTATGGGTAGATGTATTTTCAGCTATAGATAAGTATGCAAATGATAAAGGCATCTCTCTCGTAGAACCAAAGGAATAAGTGTATGAAAATCGAAAGAATATGGGCTATGCCCTCAGCATGGACATTCTCTATTAAACCTATACGGGAACTACTTGAAGAAGAAGTAACTGGTGGTATATGGTGCGACCCTTTTTGCGGTCAGAATGGATCAAAATACGCTCAAGTGACGAATGATCTAGCACAGGGCGGTATAGATGCGGTAGAGTTTCTCAAATTACAACCAGATGAATCATTTGATGGGATACTCTTAGACCCTCCATATTCTCTCCGTCAGGTATCAGAACACTACAAAGCCGCAGGTATTAAGGTCACAGGATGGCATACTTCGGCAGGGAATAGCTCTGCACTCAAAAGAGAAGCGGCTAGAGTATTGAAAAAGGGAGGTAAGGCAATATGTTTTGGGTGGAATACTATGGGAATAGGAAAAACTAAGGGATTTACAATGCAACGGGTACTCTTAGTTCCTCATGGTGGAGCTAAGAACGATACACTCGTTACTGTTGAAACAAAAGACACCCCATTCAGGATGCCTTTATAAATTCATATGAAACGTGTTTAATTCTCTCGTCAGAGGTGAGTTAGCATCAAGCTACACTATATAGACTACCATATGTCAAATATATTACAAGTTATCCCCAGTTTTTATATAGTAATTATAAAGATGTAGTATACTTATACACATGTCCAAGCAAGCTGTAAATAAACAAAAAACATTAAAAGAATTATCAATTATGGAGCTAGAGTCACTCGCATACCGACAGTTGGTAGCTATTGACCAAGCAAAAGCAAACCTTAACCTTGTCAACGATGAGATTAAGTTGCGTAATACTCATGTAGAGCCACAGGCTGCCCCAGAAAAGGAGAAAGATGAAGAAACAGTAGAATCCCTATAGGCATGATTTATTTTCTCTTAGGCGTGATTATAGGCATCTTGGTGAGGGATATAAAGTTCTTCACCATGACAAAAGTTGAGAAAATAAAAGAATCGATGAAAACAGAAGAGTCAACTAAGTTTTTCGACCCTGTAACCCCCGAAGAACGATGGTATAAGGCTGAAAATTTAACAGATGTAATAGAAAAATAATACATGGCAAAACAAGTACTTTTTGGTAAGGATGCAATGCAGAAAATGGTCACAGGATTAGATATTGCCGCGAATGCAGTATGTTCAACACTTGGACCAAAGGGTCGAAATATACTTATCGATGACCAGACATTCCCAAAGATCATTAACGAAGGCGGAACAATTGCCTTTCATATCGTCCTTGAGGATCGTGTAGAGAATGCAGGTGCAAACCTTATTCGTAACACGACCGCCCAGACTACTGACGACGCTGGAGATGGAAGATCTACAACCGCAGCACTCATCCAATCCTTGGTGCATGCCTGTATTGAACGTCCTGAAAATCCCATGGAGATCAGGGAGTCACTAAACATTGCAGGGAAGAAAATACTCAAAGAAATTGCAAAGAAATCTATAAAAATTACCAAAGATGACGTTGAAAAGGTTGCCCTTATCTCATCCGAGGACAAAGAAGTTGCAAAACTCCTTGCTGAAATTGTGCAGAAACTTGGGGAAAAAGCCGTGATAAACGTGGAAGACTCAAAGACTTTTGCCACAGAATACGAGATCGTAGATGGATACGAAGCTCATGTAGGCTATATGTCACCTCGATTTATTACCGACAAAAAATCGGCTAAGGCTATCTACCAAGACATTCCTGTACTCTGTAGTGAAAAGAAAATCTCAAATATTGCTGATATCGCCCCTATATTCAATAGTTTTGCCTTTGAAACTAACGAGGAAGGGAAAATCAAAGTAGGACCAGATGGTAAGCCAGTCCCATCGAGAGATCCCATTACATCATGTGTGATTGTCTGTGACGATATAGACGACTCAATGCTTGGGATGTTTGTGCAGAACTTTGAAATGAAAACCTTTAACGCACTCGTCATTAGAGCAACCTCACTCCTTCTTGAGGATATCGCTGGGTATACAGGGGCGACAATTATCTCAAACGCTTCGGGGGTGAACTTCCAGAACTTCCGCAGACATCACCTAGGTTTTGCAAAGAAGGTAGAGAGTGACGCACACAAGACACTCTTCATTGGAAATGGTGAGAGCCACAAGCAATACGCAAAGGAACTCGAAGCAAAAGCAGAGGGTGAACCAAATATGTACACCCAAGAGAACATGAAGAAGCGTGTAGCAAAGATTACAGGAGGTATTGCTGTCTTGCGTATCGGAGCTCCAACTGACTATGAACGAGAGTATAAGAAACCTAAGGCTGAAGATGCGGTACGAGCGGTAAAAGGCGCTCTCGAAGAAGGTGTGATCGAAGGTGGAGGTATGACCTTGTGGCGTATTGCTCAAGCAATGGAACCAAAGACGGTAGGTGAGGAAGTTTTAAAGAAAGCCCTAGTCTCACCGCTTCAGTGGATTATTAAAAACGCAGGGAAGGATTACACCGAAGTACTCCTCAAGATGCCTGAAGGAATGGGATATAACGCAAAGACCAATACCTACGAAAACCTCATTGAGGCAGGGATTATTGACCCTGTGAAAGTTGAACGTGTAGCACTAGAAAATGCCATTTCGTCCGTTGGCATATTTATTACCACTAATGCAATTGTCGTTGACCACAAAGATGAAAAAACAAGAGATTAGTATCAAGGACACCACAAAAGTCTTTATTGATGGAAAAACTGAAGCTCGGAGTATTGCACTCCCCTTCAGACTCCCCGATATGAGCTCTGCTGTAATAATTGTCACCAGACTCAAGAAGGAGGACTGGCTTCCAGGAAAGGAGATCAAATCAATAACCATAAACTACTATGATAAAAATTAAACCACAACCACATATCGTCTATATCAAAACCGAGGAAGCCCATGCGGGTATTCTTGATACTTCAAGCCGTGAAAGCGCTGTAGAGTGTGCAGAAGTAATTGGAGTAGGTGAAGACTGTGGGACCATTAAAAAAGGAGACACCATCTTCTATAAGAGCTGGGGGGTGGATTCAGTATTCCACCAAGACAAACGCTATAACTTTATCAACGTACAAACAGGAGCAATCCTTGCTATCATCAATGAGTAAAAGAAAGACTACAGAAGCATTCAAACAAATAATGTTTGAAAAGAGAATCCTTCATGATTTAGGGTGGAAGGGTGCGTGTATGTTATTTCCCTATACATGGAATGGCGAAAAGCGATATGCAAAGATAAAATTAAAAGATCTTATGAAGATAACCACTTTTGACCATGAAAGCTTGTAATAACACATGGGCCTGTCATACACCGATCACTCTCAATGAGGACAACAACGCCCTCCGTTGGTTATGTACCACATGCAAACACAGTGGTATAATTCGTAAAGACTGGAGAGGAGTACCACTCAATAGACAGTACTCAGAGGTGTACCGAAAAGAGATCCTCCAACCTCACCAAAACCTTTTCTACAAGTATTACCCACAACACATGAGGACGTAACTATGCTTAACATACCAAACAAAACAATGATTAGGACTCGCACGTCATGGTTATATAACCCAGCAACAAAAGAGCACGATATAGCTATCGGAACTGCATCTACAATTAACCCAGATAATGAGCACCTATTTATGGAATGTGAAGGTATAGACCAAGATGATGCCCGTGCAAAACTTGAGCGCATGATAGACGAAATAATTATATGAAAGAATCAGTCTTAGAACTTAAATATATCCTTGATAAATCAATCCCTATTGAGGATGTTTCCTATACTGATATAGAACTATTCCCAAAGGATACTACCTCGCAAACAAAACGTATTATCTACACTATTTATTTGAAGTAATAAAGTATATACTGTCAACTATGGAAGTCCCTGATAAACAAGAGAAGAAACACCAAGGTACTAATAACCTTATCCCCTATATGTGGAAGAAAGGTCAAAGTGGCAATCCTAATGGACGTCCTAAAGGTAAAACACTTAAAGAGTTTGCTCGTGAGTATTTAGAATCTCTCCCTGATGATGAGAAGATAGACTACCTCGCATCACTCCCTACAGAGATAGTGTGGAAGATGGCTGAAGGGAATCCCGATAGTAAGATAGATACACCACCAGCTCCTATTACAGTAAACAATAATGTAGACCTTGACGCTTTAGCAGAAAAGATGGCTGGAAAGCTTAAAGAAGAGAAGATATGAGATGCCTAGCCCACTCGTCACAGAACTAGCGAATAGAAATATACATGTTTTCCTTGAAGCGTATGGAATAACCAATGACCAAGGAGAACCTTTAGATTTTAAAGACCACGCATACCTTTGGGACATATACCAAGACCTAACTCCACATCAGGCTATTCTTAAAGCTGCTCAGATTGGTCTCTCTACCTTGGTGAACATTAAGGCGCTTTGGGTGGCTAAGAACAAAGGACTCGACATCATTTACTCGATGCCTTCTAGTGCAGACGTCAGACAAATCGTTGCTGCTAAGACTAACCGTCTCATAGCTAACAACCCTATTCTCCAAGAGTGGACCAACGATAAGGACTCTATCGACCAGAAACGTGTAGGCAAAGCAGTTATTTACTACCGTGGTACATGGACTGAGACAGCCGCCTTGGCTATCCCTGCTGATCTGTACATTTCAGATGAGACAGACCGTAGTAAGCAAGACATCGTAGTGCAGTATAAAACTCGTCTGCAACACAGTAAGTATGGGTGGGAATGGTATCTCTCTAACCCAAGTGCAGCAGGTATAGGGGTGGATAAACATTGGGAGGAAAGCGATCAAAAGCACTGGATGATTGCATGTAAGGAGTGTGGGCATGAGTGGTATCTGACCATGGATAACATCATGTACAACGAAGACAAGACCGCATACTACGGATGTCTCAAGTGCAAGGCAGAGCTTGATCGGCATAAGGGAAGATGGATAGCAAAGCATAAAGGACGAGCAATATCAGGATACTGGATACCGCTATTGATTGTCCCCCGCTACTCAGCACAATATATTTTAGATAAGAAGAAGGATTACTCAGAAGAACAGTTTGCAAACTATGTGTTAGGACTCCCCTATGTTGGTAAGGGTAATAAGCTTACTCGACAGATGTTCTTGCAAAACCTTGTCAACGATGTAAACCCACGGGACTCCCAGCTCATTATTGGCGTGGACACAGGAAAGGGTATTAACTACGAACTTGCGAACAAGCACGGAACATTTTTCTATGACAAGATAACAAGCTACGAACCACTCAAGAAACTCATGCGGGACAATCCCTCAGCGATCATGGTGATTGACCAAGGAGGAGATATCATCGGCCCACGACAACTGAGAGAAGAGTTCCCTAATCGGGTGTTCCTTTGTTTCTTTAGAGCAGACCAAAAGAACGACAAGATCATCACATGGGACGACGATGAGGGTACGGTGGTTGCAGATCGTAATAAACTCATCCAACTTTGTGTGGATGAGATGACCGAGAAGCGTAGCCCGTTCTTTGGCACTGAAGCAGACTGGAACGAATACATGCTCGAATGGCTTGGTATGTATCGTACAGAGGAAGAGAGCGCGTTGGGTACTCCTGTGTTCAAGTGGAATAAACCATCAACAGGACGCTGTGATTATCCATTCTGTCATGTATACGCACGCATCGGACTTGATAGATTTTTAGATACCTCAGCAACATTCCATGAAGGAAAGAGTTCGTCATATGCCCACCAAGGGTATGAACCAAATCCTGACGGTACGATGAGACTTACCATAGGGTAGCTTTTCCCCATATCACTACAACATAATTACGACATACTTAGACAATAACACTACCTATCAATGGCCTTACAAACATCACCAGAAGCATCAAGAGGAATACTAGGAGCAATCAAAGGCGTCATGGGCCTCTTCTCTGACGTTAACAAAGACGGCGACATGGGTGAGGGAAGCAACCCAACACCAACAAATGAGTATGAATCTACACTTGATGACAATGATATTTTGAAGATAGTCTCACAGCGTAAGCGTGACTACTCCGTGTACTACACACCGATTGAACAGAGCCAGAAACTTGCCTTTGGGTACTGGCTCGGTGCACAGCGAAGTGAGGAGTTTGATGTCTCAGATACACTCGGGAATCGTAAGGACCTTGTAGATAACCTCATCTTCGAGGCTGTTGAGACTTTCCTTCCTATTGCTACTCGTGCAAACCCTGATCCGCTCGTCACTGCAGACCCAAGTGATATTGGCCAGCGTATTGCCCATGATATCAAGTGTGCCCTTGTAGATTGGGCTGACACAGAGAAGCTCCGCCGTAAACTAGCCCGAACTACTCGTAACTGGACATGGGGACGTATCGGAGTCATTAAGGTATATTGGGATCCAATCACTAAGACCATCAAGATAGAGAACGTTAACCCAAAGCGAATGATCTTTGATAAAGACGGCTATGTAGACGAGGGAGGGATTTTCGTTGGTGAATACGAGGCAGAGAAGAAGAAAGCAAGTGCTGACACCCTTAGCCAGATGTTCCCATCCAAGAAGAAGGAGATTATGGAGAAGGCCAAGAACGCAAAAGGTACCAAGCTTGAATACATCGAGTGGTGGGATAATCGTGGCAAAGACCTCTACTACACACTTGGAGATAACCTTGTGCTTGGAAAGTTTAAGAACCCTAACTGGAACTACGATGGTGAGCAACTTGATATTGATCCTGAGACTGGCATAGAAATGCCAACTGAAGTAAAGGGCACAAACCACCTCAAAGAGCGTACTTCACCGTACCGATACCTTTCTATTTTCTCTACAGGTCTCCAACCCCATGACGAAACAGGGCTTATCCTCCAGAACATTTCAATGCAAGACGAAGTGAATACGACTAATCGTCAGATATCTAAAAACGTCTCAGGCATGAATAATGGCATGGTGGTATCAGGTAAGGCATTCACTGAAGATCAAGCCGCTCAAGCTGCCTCAGCGCTTCGTAGAGGTGTTGCTATCCGTGTGCCTAATGGAGATGTCCGTGAAGCAGTACAGCGCTTCCCTGCTCCTGCACTCCCTGCTGATGTCTTCAACCACCTCAATGACATGCGGACCGAGATTAAAAACGTCTTTGGTACATCTGGTTCAACTCCACAAGGACTCAAAGGTACTGAAACTGTCCGTGGAAAGGTGCTTATCAACCAAATGGACTCTTCCCGTATTGGAGGAGCTATCACTGAACAGATTGAACAGCTCGCTGACTCTATTTACAACCTTGTTGTCCAGATGATGTTTGTCTACTACGACGAAGAACACTTTATCACCGCCGCTGGAGCAGTCGCAGGTATGGAACTGGTCACACTTCGTAACCAAGACTTCCCACTCCTCAAGACGCTTTCAATCACCGTTAAAGAGGGTTCACTCGTACCAAAAGACCCGCTTACTCAGCGTAATGAAGCCGTAGACCTCTGGTCACAGGGAGCTATTGATCCACTCAATCTCTTCAAGAAGCTCGACTTCCCTGATCCTGCACAGGCAACCCAGCAACTTATTCTCTGGCAGATGCTACAAAAAGGAGTTATTGCACCCGAATTGTATCTTCCGACATTCCAAATTGGTGGTGCGCCAGGCCAACTTCCTCCTCCACCAGGTGTTGGCGGTGTTGCAGAGAATGATCCAACTGGTGGTGATACAGGTCAAACTCCTCCTCCTGAAGCGTCCCAGGACGCTGTAGGGGCCGAGAGTAAGCAACTATTAGGAGCAGTACCACTTAAATAATATGCGAAAGAAAGCAGTCGGATATCAACGAAGAGACCCTATTACACACCGTCGATATGACTGGGGTGCGGCTATAAAAGCATAAAGGACGAGCAATATCAGGATACTGGATACCGCTATTGATTGTCCCCCGCTACTCAGCACAATATATTTTAGATAAGAAGAAGGATTACTCAGAAGAACAGTTTGCAAACTAT